AAAGAGCACGGCCACTTGCCGCTGATCAACGAGAAGAAGGCCAGGGCCTGAATAGGTCCAGGGGAGGACGAATGTCGCCTGCAAACGAAGCAGTACAGCACGACGTGAAGGTCGAGCAGTTCCGCCGATCCGACTTCCAGGAGCTGGAAGCCTGGGCGGAGGAGGCCGGCCTTACCCCCGACGAACTTGCATCGCAGATCGTCGGCATGGCCACCCGCTTCCTCTCGATGAGGGGCAAACCCAAGAGCGACAACGTGGTGCCGTTCGCGGCGCCGAGGTAACCGTCCGATCCCTAATTAGGGACCCGGGCGCCAGTCCCTCATAAGGGACGCCAAATCGCAGAGACAAAAAAGCCGGGTTCGCGGCCCGGCTCTCTGCAATACACAACTTGTGAAGGGAATTATGCATATGCAGACCCCAAGTGTACAGGCCCTGCAAAGGGTCGCGCCACAAAATGAGAGCCACGATTTCGTGGCGCGCCTCCAGCCGGGCCAAGTCTACGTCGCCCGTTTCTCTGATGGGTGGGTGAAAATCGGCCGCGGCCGTGATGCCCAGTCTCGCATCACCTGCCACGTCTCAGCCTCGGCTATGCGTGGCGCAACACTCACCGAGAGCTACGTTTCAGGGCAGATCGTTGACTCGGTGGCTGCTGAATCAGCGCTTATCGAAATGTGCGGTGGGCCGCAAGCAGCAGTGCACGGTCGTGAGTGGTTCCTGAATCCGGACTATTCCGCTTTGGTTGCCACGATTAAGCGGAAGTACTCAGGCGACCCTGCCGAGCACTTCGTAGCTCATCGCGAGGCGTTAGAGGTTCAAGCGCAGAAGGTCTTCAGCTTCATCCGAGGCCCAGTCACGCCGACTTCAGTTTTCAGTGCTCAAGACATGGCCAGCTGGTCATCCGCCCTCGAGCACGCCGCAGTTCTTGAGCAGGTCTACCTTGACGACTGCTATTGCGGCCAACTATTCGCCAAAGAAAACAAAGGGTATTCCGCCTTTTTCCTGATGGCAGCACTCGCCTTATGGAAATTGCCAGCGCACCCGGTGGCGGTCACCTACTGGAAGGCCTTCAACGAGCCTGACCAGCTTTTGCTTGAGCTCAGTGAGGCAGCTACCCAGGCCTGCTTGAACTTCGTGCACACCCACGACAAGGCTGTGCGGGGTGCAGCATGAGCATTCATGACATGCCAGACGGCATGAAAACCGAGTTCCTAGCCGCGTACCGCGCAGAATTCGGCTTCGGCGAGATGACGGCAACGGCCAACGATGATGCAGCCGCGATGCTGAAGGCCGCTGCATGGGCTTGGCAGGCATCCCGTGAGGCTGCAGTGATTGAGCTGCCAGAAATGCTGAATGACGCGCAGATCGATGAGGTTGAGGTGGCTGAAGTGCTGCTTGCTGGGCAGGGGCTGTCCAATCTCGCCGGTTCGATTGGATGCGCTTACCTGGTCTGCAAAGAGCTTCCAATCTTGCGCGCCGCCATCGAGGCCCAGGGCTTGAAGGTGAAGCCATGAGCATGGAGCTGATGGTCAAGGCCATGAAGACCAAGGTCGGCAATCCGCTGCGCAAGCTGGTCCTGATCAAGCTGGCCGACAACGCCAGTGATCAGGGCGAATGCTGGCCGTCTTACCAGCACATCGCGGATCAGTGCGAGATCAGCAAGCGGTCGGTGATGCTGCACGTCAGCAATCTTGAGGCTCAGGGCCTGCTGAGAAAGGAAATCCGCAAGGGTGGGCCTAAGGGCAATTCCTCGAACCTCTACTACCTGACCCTGACGGGTGCAGCATATTCACCAGGGGTAGTGCAGGAGATTCACCAGGGTAGTGCAGCAGCTGCACCAGGGGGTAGTGCAGGAGCTGCACCCAGAACCAGTCACTCTTTTGAACCAGTCACTGAACCAGTAGAGCAGACGGTCGCTGACGCTCCCTCGGCGAGGAAGAAGGCCCAGAAGTTTGACCCGATGACCTGCAAGCCAGCCAACGTGAGCGAGCAGACCTGGGCCGACTGGTGCCAGCACCGCAAAGAGATCCGCAAGCCTCTGACCGCCACCACCTGCGCGAAGCAGGCCAAGACCCTGGCCGGCCACCACGCGCCTGATGCCGTAATCAACCAGTCGATCAGCAACGGCTGGACCGGCTTGTTCCCAGAGAAGGTTCTGCCGGGCGCCCAGCAGGGCCAGCGCCGCAGCGGCCCCGACTTCAACGACACCAGCTGGGCTGATGACCTGGGGGGCTTATGAGCGCACAACCGAAATTGCGCAGCGTCACGCAGATCATGGCGACGACCAAGAATCTGCCCGCCGAGGCGAAGGCCCCGGCCAAGCAGCTGGACCAGCGCACCACCAAGGTGGTCAACGCTTTGTTTCTGGAGCTGCAGGCCATCTTCCCTGCGTGGAAGCAGGCCTGGCCAGATGACGACGCACTGATGGCCGCCAAGCGCAGCTGGATCAAGTCCTTCGCCGCGGCTGGCATCAACACCTTGGAGCAGATCCGCTTCGGCATACAGAAATGCCGGTTGCTGGGTACCGACTTCGCTCCGAGCAGCGGCAAGTTCATCAAGCTATGCCAGCCGACCCCGGAAGAGATGGGCATTCCGCCACTTGCGCGGGCCCTGGCAGAGGCGCTGGAGAACTTCCACCCCAGCAGGGCAGGTGCACGCCAATGGTCGCACGCAGCGGTGCGCCATGCGGCCCTGCAGTGCGAGGCGCAGAACCTGGGATCGATGGAGGTAGAGCGCGCGGAGAAGGTGTTCGCCCGCGCCTACGACATCACGATCCGCATGCTGGTGGCCGGCGAGCCACTGGGCGACATCGCCACCGGCATCGGCCACGACAGCCAGAAGAGCCTGATCGAGCTGGCCGACGAGTACGCAAGCCAACGCCAGGCCCGCCTGCTGGACCTTCAGCAGATCCCATCGAGCGCCGCCGCGTGCCGTGCACACCTGCTGGCCAAGTTGAATATCAAGCGCGCCGGGCAGCCGGCCGGGGAGGGCGTATGAGCCTGACAGATCGCGAACTGCTGGAGCTGGCCGCCAAGGCTGCTGGCATCGGCCCGGTGCTCTGCTACGAGTCTGCACGCAACTGCCTTCGCATCGGTGGCCGCGACTCCTACCGCCTGTGGCGCCCGCTTCAGGACGATGGTGATGCGTTCAAGCTTCTGATCGATCTCAACCTGGAGGTCGAGCGAAACGATCAAGGAGAACGCTTCTACGTCGGCCGCTTTGGTGATGCCAAGTGGATGGAAGACGCAGACGATCACTGGTTCGAGGGCGGTGACGAGCGCGAATCGCGGAACAAAGCATTCCGAACCGCGATCGTTCGCGCTGCCAGCGAGATAGGCGAAGCGATGCAGGAGGGCAAGTGATGCAGATCGCAATCGAGATTTACCGCACTGCCTGCCGCCGCTTCGAAGCGCAGATCGAGGAATGCGTGGAGCGCGTGCTGGGTTGCTCGCTGGCGAATGGCCTGGAGCGCGAGCGCGTGCGCACGCATACCGGGCAGGTGTTCGTCGATGGCCGGCAGGTCTGCTACGTCGAGCCGCCACGCCTGAGCGGCACGAATGTGGTGTGGGTATTCCAGGATTTGACCGCGCAGGAGAAGCACTGATGGACACCAACAAGATGCGCGAGCAGTTCGAGCGCTGCTATCCGATCCCGGCTGGCTGTGAGTGGAGCGAGAAAGATGGTCGATATCGGCCGGTCGACGGGAAGTACCTCCCTGGCTTTTCCGTATCCCGCTATGAGGCCTACGTGGTGGCTTGGGGTGCATGGCGGGCCTCCCGCGAGGCCGTGGTGGTGGAGCTGCCAAAACACATCGTGACCATGGCCGGACCAGTCCTGTACGCCGACGACGTTCGTGTCGCTATCGAGGCCCAGGGCCTGAAGGTGGCGCCATGAGCGAGAAGATCAGCGTCAACAGCCAGGCCAAGCTTTCCGAGGCCATCACCATGCTGACCCGCCTGTTCCGCGACAAGAAGTTCGTTGTGGTCAGCATGCGCCCGGGCAAGGACCGCACACTGGATCAAAACGCACTGTGGTTCGCGATGTACGAGCGCATCGCCATGAGCACCGAGATGGGCGACGTGGAAGAGGTGCGCCGCTACTGCAAGCTTCACTACGGCGTGCCGATCATGCGCGCCTCCTGCGCGGAGTTCCGCGACGGCTACAACCTGGCGCTGCTCAACCTGCCCTACGAGATCAAGCTGCGCTGGATGGGCCCTTGCGCCATGTTCGGGCCGGATGGCTTCCCGGTGACCCGCCTGTTCAACCGCGCCCAGGGCTGCCAGTACACGGACCGGATCGTCGAGGAGTTTGCCGCCCGCGGCGTGCACTTCGCTGACCTGCTGGGGGAGGCCGCTGCGTGAGTACAGCTCTGAAGGAGGTGAAGCAGAAGACCTGCAAGGCCTGCGGTGCCAAGTTTCGGCCATCGCTTTCGACGCAGAAGGCCTGCGGCGTGCAGTGCGCACTGGAGCTGGCGAAGAAGCCCGAGAACCAGGCCGTAGCGCGGAAGGCGATCGCCCAGCGTGAGCGCCGCGAGATCCAGGTGCGCAAGCAAAAGCTCAAGAGTCGGGCCGACTACGTACGTGAAGCCCAGACGGTATTCAACCAGTGGGTGCGCATGCGCGATGAGGCACAGCCATGCATCAGCTGCGGCCGGCACCACCAGGGCAAGTACGACGCCGGCCACTACCGCACCGTTGGCGGCAACCCGGAGCTGCGCTTCGAGCCGCTGAACTGCCACAAGCAGTGCGTGCCCTGCAACCAGCACAAGTCGGGCGACATCGTGAACTACCGGATCAACCTGGTGCAGCGCATCGGCGCCGAGCAGGTTGCCTGGCTGGAAGGCCCTCATAAGGCCCAGCGCTACACCATCGACGAGCTCAAGGCCCTGAAGGCCGAGTACCGCGACAAGATCAAGCAGCTGAAGGAGAAGGCGGCATGAACTGGACAACAATCGACAGCGCCCAGCTGCTTGCCCTGGGCATCTTCGTCATCGCTGGCTACTGCATCGTGCGGGGCATGGTGGTCAAGGCGCGGCGCAAGCGCGAGGAGGTCGGCCCATGCAACTGAACAGCGCGCGTCAGGCATGGCACGACTGCTACCACGTCGCCTGGGATAGTCAGGGCTCGTTCATCGAGCAGCTGGGACTGCTGGGGGCGATGGTTCAAACCACGGAGCGGCAGCGCCACGCCGGCCATGCCGCCCACCAGGTCATCGCCGGGCAAGTGCAGTCGGCGATCGGCAAGCTAACTGGGCACGTGAAGGCCTTCGGCAACTTCATGTACTCCCCGCGGCTAGATGTTGACACCAAGGAGACGGCCGAGGAATCGGTTTTCATCATGGTGATGCAGCGCTCCCCGCGGATGACCGCCGCCAAGCGCGAAAAGCTCGAGTACGTGGTCAAGGGTGTCATGGCTAGGTACCGGTACATGCATCAGGGCGGCCAGTCGGCCAACGAGGACCCACTGCCGTCTCCTGAGGGGTTCCGCGCATGGATGGATGCCCACTACGGGGTAGCGCTGGAGTCGCGCAACTGGGGGCGCGATTGGGGGGATTTGATCCGTGTTGCGTTCGATTGCTGTGAGGACTTGGATAGGGATGCATTGAGCCCGGTGGCAGCAGCAATCTACGAAATGCGCAGGGCCGCTTGAGGCCCTATTGCGTTCCCGTGCGGCTGGTGGCATGATTTCTCCACTGTTAGAGTTTTGCCTTTGGCAAGCTCATCTAAAAACCGGCCCAAGCGCCGGTTTTTTTGTGCCCGCAAATAAGCAAAAGCCCCGAACTAGTCGGGGCTTTGTCATTTGTGCGGCG